TTTGTCGATATTGTCGTCGCTAAATGAGATTGCGACGAGACCGCTGAGATTTTCGAAGCTGGCTTCAAATTCTTGGCGGAAGGTGCGGGGGTCAAGTTGGGAGCGGGCGGCTTCAATTTCTTCTGGTGGAACGTTATCGCCGTCAATCGTTGTGAATTGCCACCGCTGCCAGTCCTTGTCGCCCTCTTCGCAATAGCACCAGAGGTCGTAAAACCAGCTGGCGGTGCCATCCGGGGTGGAGATAAATAATGCCCAACCCTGTTTGTCGGCGAGGGCGGGGCGGATCACCTCGAACCAGACTTCCGCGTCCATAAATGCCGCTTCGTCCAGCACCACGCCGGCCAAACTGCGGCCTCGCAGTGCCATGGCGTTTTCAGTGCCCTTCAGTTCGATGGTGGAGCCGTTTACTAGCTCGATCTTGAGGTCGGTTTCGTTTTTTGCCTTGATCCAGGCCTTCGGAACCAGGCGTTTCATTACCTTCCAGGCGATGTCTTTCGCCATTCGGTAGGTGGGGGCGGCATAAAAGAAGGTTTCGCCGGGGCGTTCGATTGCTCCACGCAGTAATTCGATGCAGGAGAGGTAGCTTTTGCCGAATCGGCGGCCTGCTACCAACACCCTGAAGCGTTTTCGGCTGGAAAATACCTCACCTTGGGCGTAGCGAAGGGTGAGTGCTCCAGCCGTGTCGGGCATATTTCTGTAGGTGGGTACTTTCTAGGGTATTACAGGAATTGAACCCCTGCCCCCGTCAGTAGCGGGGTGTCCACGTGCAGTAGTTGCCAGCTTTGTAGGTACCAAACGGGCAGGAGTCGCTCGTGCGAGTGATGGATTGCGTGCGGCGTTCCAGTGCAGCGCTTGGTGTGCAATAACCGCCTTGGCTGATGTAGCCGAATGGGCAGGAGTTGCCGACTTTGGTGATTGGGGTGGCTTGTGCCAGCAGAAGGGCGAGCGTGAGCATGAGGTTGTAGGTGAGTAGAGGATTAGGTTAGCACAATAGAAGAAATTGAGGATATATCAGTAGGTTCCCTGGGCAGCGCTACCGCACGCCGAAACTCGAACCCTGCCCCCTAGTGCGTGTGTACTAGCTCGCGAGCAGCCGCCGCACCGTGGTGCGCGAGCAGCCGAGGCGATCGGCGATCGCTTGCTGCGTCATGCCGTTGCGGCGCCAGCGCTTGGCGCGTTGTTGCCGTGACTCGCTGGCCCAAGCCAGCACGATCAGCGGTAGGAGAATCAGCGCCAGGAGCAGCGCGGCTGTGGTGGTGAGCGTCATGGCGTGGTGTGCCTGATGTACTCTCGTATTGTAGTACAGCAGACCCGCTAGGCGGGCCTTACTGTAATACTCTGTAACATCAGCAGAACTTATCTGCCGAGCACAACCAGCCGGCACTCTGCGGCCGATCGACCGGCAGACTCGCAGCGTGCCAGCTGGCGGTTGTTGTCGATGCCCATTGCCACGAGAGCGGCAACGATGGCACCACAGGCCACTAGGTAGCCGATGGATCCGCGTTCAGTGTTTGTCATTTGGGTTCGGAATGTTAAGAGTTTGCAATTGCAGGCCCCAGAACTGTTAACAGCCGGGGCCGTTGTTTCGGTAGGGAGGGTCTCTTTATACCCTATGAAGCGAGAGAGGCGACTTGCAAGTCGACACGCTTGCGACTCGCACCGTGCGCACGGAATGCAACCACACACTCACGATCCGCCACGGTGCACAGTTGGCAGGTCTGGCAGGTGATACCGTCTTTCAGTTGTGCTGGGCAAGTTTGGAAGCGGGTCCCGTGTTCATCGACCCAAGACCGGCGAGCATCATCGGACGCAACCACACACACGGCCGCGAATCCCTCACGATGCCGCCGGCTAGCTTGCGATTCTGTGTCACAGCTGAGATTAACTGTGAACCCGGACCCGTTGCACCATTGCACGGCGTCTAGGTTGTCAGCTGACTGCACGTGGTGAGTGTACGTGAACGGCCGCAGTTTGGCGCCCCATACCATGGTGCCCACCAGTTGTTGCACAACCGGTAGGTTGATCGTTCCGCCGATGTGCGGTAGATCGCCGGCCACATTCCAGCGCAGCAGTGAGCCGGGTTCGAGTTTGGCGTCTGCTAACTGGTGGCCGAAATCACCGATAGGTGTTCCGGTCTCGCGCCGGTCGAGTTTGCGCCAGTGTATTGCGGTTGGCCCACCGGCCGCATAACAGCCGTTCCCATTGTTGAAGGGGCAGGTGCTCGGGCAGGTATCACTCGAGCTCATCGTGGTCGCGATGGGGCCGGTTTTGCGGTTGCTCGAGCGGGCCGTGAGTTTCACTTGAGTTGCCATGGTTGCCTCGTTTGGCTTTCGTGCTGAACACTAGAAGGGATCGAACCCGATTCCAGCGCCGCTGTCACACTTAGTAATGTGGCACACTAGCAGCCGTCAGGACCCACGCTATCGGTAGGATCGGCAGGATAGTGTGCCTGTACTATCACACAATGGTAGGCTGCCTGTACTATCCCACCAGTACACCTACACTCACACACCGACGCCCACGCGCGTGCACACGTATGTGTACATGCACCTGCGCATGTGTGTATGAATGGCAATCATGAATGGCCGTTATGAATGGCCGTTATGAATGGCCGTTATGAATGGCCGTTATGAATGGCGTTTATCATCAATTGTGATGTTAAGTGTGGGCGCTTGAGTTGCACTTTGCTCCACAGTTCCTTCACCAGCACCGCGTGCAATTGAATCCAGCAAGTGTGCAACCACTTGAAAGTTTCCGCGCTTAAGTGCTTTCCTCACCGCATGCATACGCATGTTGTTAACTTGATTGAGCAGTTCTTCTCTCTTTCCTGCATAATCAGCCTTCATCAATTGTTGTGCATCATGAATGTAATTCTCTGCCTGACGGTGACTCACACCGTATTTGGCTGCTAGTTGTACAGCATTCTCCCTACGAGTTCCACCGCTCAACATCATCATGTAAGCGGTGTTTACCCGTTCCTCCATCTCGGCAGCAGTGATTGGCCGACCCTTCCTGAATCGCTTCAGGGGATCATTCGCCACACTAGTCTTACGCTGCGGCTGCTGTTCATTGTCAGTAGGCAATGAATCGGTCACGGTTTCAGTCACAAACTGGTCGTGCCCACATCATAAGCGCCAGTCTCAAACGAACACGAACAGCATGCCCTTTTCAGTGTTGGCCACACTTACCAGCACCGCATCCTTATTACGGGGCAAGATGTGCGCCCGCATGAATTCCAGTGCGGCTTCGGTGTGGTTAACGCTGTTGCGCCAGCCGTGGTAATAGGTGTGGACGTGGCGGAGATCCCCGGTTGTACCGGCAAGGGCAGCAACGATGCGGCCGCTGCCGGTATCTGTGGCTGACGTGTAGTGGGTTTCCACGACCCAGCAATAGGGTGTGTTGTCCCAAGCGTGTTCGGGATCCTGGGCGGTTTCGTAGTTTGCCACCAGGAATGTGCCGATCTTCGATTTCATTGGTTTTGGTTGCAGTTGAGAATGGCTAGCAGTTCAAACGAGACCCAGCAGACGTAGCCAGGAACCGTCAGCATCGGGCTCGATCAGATCGCCAGCAGGTGTCTCGCAAACGCTGTCGTGCGTCCACCGCTGCACTTCCTCCATCGTGGGGATGACCCACCACTTAGAGTTCCAGCGCAACTTGAGAACCTTGCTGCCATCGCTGTTGCGGGTGAAGCGGCCGATGGCGCCATTGCGCAACAGCTTCTGTTGGGTTCCATCAGGCAAGGTGACGACCTTCACCAGGTTGCGGGGAACCAGGATGTCGTCACCCTTGCGCTGGATATTGACCTCAGCAGGGAACTGGTCTTCTTCGGTGATGTGTGCCATGGGTGGTTTCCGTAGTGGCTTGTGTGTAACTGTAGCAGATCAGTCAACCGGCTGACGTTCCAGCTCGGCCCATCGCGCTTGCTTTGCCTCCCATGCGGCCTCGCGGGCTTTTACCAGCTGATCGTGTTCTAGCCGCTGCTGTGTGATGGTGGCGCAGATCTCATACACCAGCTGAGTGATGTCGTTTGCCGCTTCGTTGAACATGCCGCACCACGTCTCCCCATGGTTTGCCGTGGTTTGCTGTAGAAAGTTGTCCTGGTCGGGATCGGTGCATTCCGTTTCAGTGGCAAAGTGCGAAACGGCATCCCGCGCCAGAAGCAACCGCTGCAGCTTGAACGTGAGCATCCGCGTTCTGCTGGCCTGTTCGTGCGCAGCCTTGCAGGCTTCTGTGTGGGTTTGTTCCAGCTGTTGGTAGGCAGGGTCTGCCTGGCTCAGCTTGCGAGTTGTGGTGAAGTCGTTGGCCATGGTGGGAAGGTCTCCCTAGGTGGACTCCGCCAGTCTGCCCGACGTGCCAGCCGTAACCCTCCGTACTGTTACACTTCTTTAGGTGGGCGGCGCCGGTTGACGGGTGCGCTAATGTCGCAGGGTACGGCACACCTAGCCTATGTTCACCAGTCAGCGAGACCGTAAAGACGCCCGCGAAGCCGAGCGCGAACAGTTGCGACTTGAAAAGCGCCACCTACGCGACTTGCGGTGGGCAGTTGAGCGCTCAACCATAGAGGCGAGCGATTGGGCAGACTTGCTAACGCTCCAGCAGGCTCACGGTAAAGAGGGACCGTTGCAACTTTGGCGGGAGCTTGTGCCCTACTGGCGAGACTGCCAGCGCTTGAACGATGGCGCCGACATACCGCCAGAGCTTTTTCCACAAGCTACGGGCGTTTTTTCGCGCACACCACAAGCGGTCAAAGCTCCAGCAAATAGGGTCAAAGCATCGCCCGGCTCACCTAGGAAAAAGCGCAGCGATGCAGGCAAGCGCCAAGCATCCCGCAAACCTCAAACCGCCAAACCATGATCAGCCCCAGCGAGCTCCAGGCAAACGATCACGTCGGCAAGCTGCGCACCCGTTGCCTGCTGCCGATCAAACCCCAAACCCGCACGGAATGGCTGGCGGAGCACCAGCACAAGCCGGACTGGTGGCGTTATAAGTTCGCCCCACCACCGGCCGATTGATACGCTCCAGTGGTTAACGCTTGCCGCCTGAGATCACCCTCAGGCGGCTTTGTAGTGTCTCACCGCTAGGCTCTCGATCCGGCACCAGCAACACCAATGCCCGCAGTGCCAGCCCTACACCGATCAGCACCAACGCAGTAGCGGCGAGACTCATGAGACTCACTTGAGACAGCATGAATGGCCCATGAATGGCCGATCCAGCTCCAGTCTGAGTATTGAATGGTCCTAGTGAATGTTAAACATGAATGAATTTTTAGGCTTGAATGGCCGTTTGTAGATTCTCGAAATATCTGTGACAACGCTCCAGGAAAGATTGCTCTGCGTCCGCGAGTTCACGAGCGGACATGGTGTGAATGTTGGGGGTGCCGCAGCGGCGTGCCAACACGATGGCTGCTCCAGTTGGCTTTAGTCCGGTGAGGTGGCTAAGTCCCAGTGAATAGGCACCGCATT